CCCCGACCTAACAAAGTCAGGAGCAACTGCCATGGCATATGCCGATCCTCAGGTGATCACGATCAATGGAGTCGAGAACTCCCTGCCGCGAACCAGCTCCGGTGTTAACACCGGGGCATTTACGTCCGCCAAGGGAGACGTCAAGCTGTCGGTCTCGCATTCCTACGGGAAGCGGAACCGGCGTATGCTGCGTCTCGACTTCAATAAGATCGCACCGGATGCGTTCACGTCCTTGAACCTGCGCCACTCGATGAGTACTTACATCGTGGTGGACGGGCCCACTGACGGGTTCACTCCGGACGAGCTGGAGCAGGTGGCCGACGCTTTCGTCGGTTACCTTGCTTCCACCTCGGCTCTCCCCAAGCTTATTGGTGGAGAGAACTGATACCTGTTGTTGCTGGTGCAGCTATGGCGAGGAAAGTATACCTCATATGAGGAGGGACTTTGAAACGCCTTTTGTTGCTTCTGCAGCAGGTCCTCCATGAAATGGAGGATTGGTGTCACACTAGCACCCGCTACGACTGGGAAACCATCGTAGCGCGTGAAAAGCACGAGGGGTTGTCGTTTTTAACGATCACCCTGCCGTCCTTCGCGTCGGACCTCCAAAAAGGTCTAGCGCGTGGGTACGTCGATCACGACCTCTTTAGAAGCTTTGCTTTTAGAGGCGGTCTCCCCCGATTTCTCGGAGGTTTCCTTGATCTCGTGTTTGATCGAACAAATGGAAGGTTGCTTGATGAACCATCGTCAGAAGCCATCTTCGCCATCCGGCAAGTTACTATGCTGTTTGGCAAGATACAACTCCCGTGCAGTGATGCTCGGGTGGCTGCTGCTATTGATAGTTATATCAAGTGTGAGCAGGAAGTGGTGGAGGCAGATGCCCGTCGGTCCGCTGAGAACTACGCGGATTTCAAACGAGTGTCTGCTCTCCTTTGGGCTGACACGTTCCAAAAAGTGGATGAAGACATCTACTACGGACGTGTCGTTCCAAAGCACGGTCCGGGGGCCACGGCTGATCGGCTTGCGGGAAACCGCAAGTACGACCAAGCTGAATGGACTACCCGGCTCGAGCAGGTGTTCCCTGCTGGTGAATACCTGTTTCCAAATTGGTCCTATTACAAGGACCTTCAGGATATCCACTTTCTCGAACCCGGAGCCGAGAGACCCGTAAGGGTCATAACGGTTCCTAAAACGCTGAAGACACCTCGGATTATTGCGATTGAGCCGACCTGCATGCAATATATGCAGCAAGCCGTCCTTGAACCGCTGGTTGAGTACATCGAGTCATCGAGTACTCTGATCGGTTTTACGGACCAGACCCCTAACCAGGATCTGGCACGTATTGGCTCCCTGAATGGGGAGTTAGCTACACTTGATCTAAGTGAAGCATCCGATCGTGTCTCCAATCAGCTTGTACGCGCGATGTTCGAGCAGTTTCCTAACCTCTTTGAGGCCGTGGACGCTACCAGATCTCGCAAAGCTGATGTGAATGGCAAGGTTATTAGACTTGCCAAGTTCGCGTCTATGGGTTCAGCTCTCTGTTTCCCCGTTGAGGCACTGGTGTTCAGCACCCTTATCTTTATGGGGATCCAGGACGAGCTCAACCGACCATTGACCAAGAAGGATATTCAGTCCTTCGAGGGGTTGGTGCGCGTGTACGGGGACGATATTATTGTCCCTGTACGCTATGTGTCATCCGTGATCAGCCGCCTTGAAGAGTTTGGTTTCAAGGTGAATGCTGGCAAGTCTTTTTGGACCGGAAGGTTCCGAGAGAGTTGCGGTAAGGACTACTATGGCGGCGACGATATAACTGTCGTTCGCTGTCGTAGGGAGTTCCCTACCTCACGGCGTGACGTCCAGGAACTGTTGAGCCTTGTCTCGTTGAGGAATCAATTTTACCTCCGCGGGATGTGGCAGACAGTACGGTGGCTTGATGCTGAGGTTGAACGGGTTATCCCGTTCCCCGCAGTGTTGGCCACCTCACCTGCATTAGGCAAACTCAGCTGTTTGGGTCACGAGACCCATAAGATGAGTGCCACTCTGCATAAGCCTATGGTAAAGGCCTATGTGCAGCGTGGCCAGGCCCCTGAGTCAAAGCTCGAGGGTTCTGGTGCACTAATGAAGTTCTTCCTGAAGCGTGGGTTCGAACCTCATGCTGACGTGAAGCACTTAGAGCGTTACGGACGCCCCGATGCCGTCGACATCAAGCTCGGGTGGGCCTCAGCGGTATAGCTGCTGAGGATGGGATCTTTGAACCCAC